AGTAATAGTAAAATTTTAGTGTTATTTCAATCAGCTCAAGGGTATCAAAATACCTCTAGTCAAAATTTTTATTCTTATTACACGTTGTATAGAGACTCAACAAATATTGGTAATGGAAATAGTGGTATTCAAGGCGTGTATTATCACACAGTAACTTATAATGATATTTTTAGTCATGCTAATTTTCAAAAATTAGATAGCCCAAACACTACAAGTCAGATAACTTATACTCCTTATATAAGAATAAATAATACTTCATGCACACTTGACACAAAATTAGAAGGTGAACATAATTTAACAGCTTTGGAGATTGCAGCATGAGTAAAGAAAATAGAACAAAAGTTCATTCTAGTATTCAAACTTTAAAATCAAACGCAGAATATTATTTTACTTTAGAAGCTATTGAAACTGAAGATGACTTTAATCAGATAAATTGGACTACTGGCGTTGATGAAAATGGCAGAGCAATAACAACAAATACATGTCCACATTCAGAAATAACATGGACAAAAGTAAAAGAGGAGATGGATAAATTATGAGCTCGTATTTAGGACGTGGGATTGAGCAGGTAGATAATATATCGAAATTAGATAACCTTACCTTCAATGGTGGTACAACGTATGCCTTAACAAAAAACAGTTCAGCGTTCCAAGCAATTTCTAGTAACGCAATTCTTATTTCAGTGAGCGGTGTAATCCAGCAGGGAAACTTCTCTGTTAGTGGAACTAACATAGTTTTTGATAGTGCTGTTGCTAGTTCAGAAACTTGTGATTTCATTATGCACTATGGAACTGGTGTCGCTTTTACTCCTGCTGATAATTCAATCACTGATACAAAATTAAATAGTAATTCTGTTACTACAGCTAAAATACAAAATGATGCTGTAACAAAAGACAAAGTTGATTTTGTAACTGATAGTGGAGGAGCTTCACTAGAAGCTAAAGGGTCAAGTGGATATGATGGAGCAATCAGATTAAATTGCTCTGTTAATACCCATTTTACTGAGCTAAAGTCCAGTCCTCATGGAAGTTACTCAGGCAACTTAAATTTTGTTTTACCATCTTCTCATGGAACTAATGGTCAGTTCTTACAAACTAATGGGTCTGGTGGTTTATCTTTTGCTGACGCTGGTGGTGGAGATTTTGTTCGTCTTTCAACTATTGACCAAGATTTAGGTTCATCACAAAAAATACAATTTACTCAAGTCTTTAGTTCAGATTATGATTTCTATAGATTAATCGGTAGAGCAAATGTTGGAAGCTTACAACAAGCACTAATTTATTTTAGATGGTTGAACAGTTCTAATTCAGAACAAACTTCAGCAGAATATCATTACGCTGGTTATGGTAGATATTCTTCTTCAGATGACGCTGGAGGAAATGTTGCTTGGCAAGCAATGAGTGAAACTAGCGGATTATTAGTTACAGATTTTTATGGTGGTAGTTATAATAGAACAATGTTTTATGATATGACTTTTTATCCTAAAGTAAATTCAAGTGTAGACAGAAGTGCTTTTCAAGGACAGATTTCTTACAACGCATACAACTCAGGTAATGGTGGTTGGAACGCAACAAGTGTTGGTGGTACTTATAATTCAAGCACAGATTTAAGTGGTGGTGGATTACAAATAGAATGTAATACATCTTATGATTATGTAACAATGAGCCTTTACGGAGTGAAATTAGCATGAGTAAATGTTTTGACGCAACAACTAAAACTTTTCGTGATTATACAGCCGAAGAACAAGCTGACTATGACGCAAGAATGAAAGTATTAAAGGATAGTATTGTTCCTAGAAAATTAGAAGCGATAAGAAAATTAAGAAACGAAAAATTATTTGAAACAGATTATTTAGCTTTTGCAGATAATACTCTTTCTGATGAAATGAAAACTTACAGACAAAGTATGAGAGATATACCACAAAATTATTCTGAAGCAGACTATGATGAATTACTTGCTAGAGATGAGCAAAATAACTTAACACATACAGTATGGAGTAAACCATGAGTTTAATTAAAGTAAAATCAACTTCTATTGATGGAGCTTTAGGTAGTATGAATTTAATTGCTACACATAATGCTTCAAATGAAGCTGTTGTGGAAATTACTTCAACTAATAGTTTTGTAATGGATAGCACTTATAAAAGATATATTCTTGATGTTATTGATTACTCTCCAGTTTCTAATTCATCATTAAGGATGGATTATGGTACTGGAAGTGGAGGTACAACTAGAGTTACTGATAGTGCTTACAGGTGGGCTATGAAATCACAATCATCAAACGGAGATGACTGGGATAGTCATTCAGGAAGTAACACAGCTTATATAGGTATTACTGGAGAACAAATAATGTCTGATGATGACCACCAAGCTGGATTTAGAATAATGATTGATAATCCATCAAGCACAAGTGTTAAGAAAAGTGTATTTTGGACTGGTGGTTATATTAGTGCTAGTGGAACTAAAGCAGTTTCATTAAGTGGAGTTGGTTGGTTTTATAATAATACTAACGCAATAACTGGATTACACTTTCATGCACAATCAGGAAATATTGAGAGAGGTACTTTTAAGTTATATGGAATATCTTAATCCTAAATGTGATTGTGGGAAAGACGAGTGCGATTGTCAGTAGATGGCACAGGTTGATTTAAACCTAAAAAACATAGTTATTATTCTTGGTTTGTTAGGTGGCTTAATTGGTAACGTATTTATAGTAGGCAAGATTTATTCTGACTTTGAATTAATGAAATCAGAAATGACAATTGTTAAAAACAACAACGACATACTTTCACTCAAACAAGAAATTTTAGAACTTAAATATAAAATAAAATCATTACGTTTAGAAATGGATGGTGACTATGAGTAGATACGCACCAGTGCCTAAAACAAAAAAAGGTACGCCACAAAAATACGTAAGAGGAGCAAAGAACCCTAAAGCTAGAGAAAAAGAAATTATGAGAACAAGAAGAAGATACAAGCTAGGTTTATTAACACCTGCTGAAATGGATAGAATAAGTAAACAAAGAGCAAAAGGATAATATGTCAGCACCAGAAAAATATAAAAAGAAGTTTGGTACTGCTAGAGCAAATGCAATCTATAAACGTGGTTTAGGTGCATATTACTCTTCAGGTTCTAGACCAAAGATGTCGGCTCATGCGTGGGCTGTTGCACGCCTAAAAGCTCATGCTGAAGGTAGAGCGTCAGTTAAAAAAGCAGACGGAGATTTGTTTAGAAAGAAAAAAGCTAAACTAAAGATAACATAATGGATAATAATAAAGACGTAGAGATAGAAAGACTAAATGGTGAAATTAAATTGATACATGAGAAGATAACAAACATACGTGATAATCATTTGTTTCATATTGAAAGAGATATCTCTCGTTTAAATAAACTCGCATGGACAATAGGTATAATAGTCTTCACACAGTTAATATTCCTTTTGAGAGATTTAATTGTTTAAAATTTTTGCTACGATTTGTTTTCTATCTATTGGACCACAAAATCAAACCCTATGTTTTAAATCACAAGTACCTTTAAAATTTGATAACAGTGTTGATTGTGTAATAGCAAGAGATAGTGTTGTTGACTACATGCACGAAGATTTAATTGAAAGAAACACATCAATCTTATTTGAGTGTAAAGAAACAGTACAAACATATGAAACCTAAATTAAATAAAACTTTAGAATTACTACATGAGAACCTAGCTGTTGAACTTTTGAACAAAGTTAAGAGTGGCGAAGCAACTGCAAGTGAGATGAATGTTGCAAGACAATTTCTAAAAGACAATGGTATCGAAGGTTTACCAGTAGATAATTCACCACTAAAAGCACTCGTTGACGAATTACCTTTTGATGAAAACGAAAGCTATGGTGGAACTCACTAAACTAAAAGACTTTCGTAATTTTTTATATTTAGTTTGGAAGCATTTAAGATTACCAAGACCAACGCCACTGCAATTTGATATTGCCAATTATCTACAATCAAAAGAACGTAGACTTATTATACAAGGGTTTAGAGGAATTGGTAAATCATGGGTGACAAGTGCTTTTGTTTGTCACCAGTTATTACTCAATCCACAATTAAATATTTTAGTTGTATCAGCTAGTAAAACAAGAAGTGATGACTTTAGTACATTTACATTACGATTAATTAATGAATTAGATGTATTAGCTCATCTAAGACCTTCTGAGGACCAAAGACAATCTAAGATTGCATTTGATGTTAAACCTGCACGTGCAAGTCATCAACCAAGTGTAAAGTCAGTTGGTATATTTGGAATGATTACTGGTTCACGTGCTGACTTAGTTATCGCAGACGACATAGAAACAAGTTCAAACACTCAGACTGTTGGTATGCGTGATAGACTTAGTACGTCAGTCAAAGAATTTGAAAGTGTAATAAAACCTGAAGGAAGAATTGTTTTCTTAGGAACACCACAAACAGAAAGTTCTTTGTATACTAAATTAGGAGAACGTGGTTACAAAACACGTGTATGGACTGCACGTTACCCAAAACAACAACAAGCTCAATTTTTAAATAAAAACTTAGCTCCTATGTTATTAAGAGCATTAGAATTAAATCCTGAGCTTGAAGATAAACCAACTGAACCAACAAGGTTTAGTGATATGGAGTTACTAGAAAGAGAAACTTCATATGGTAAATCAGCTTTTGCTTTACAGTTTCAATTAGATACACGTTTGTCTGATGAAAATAGATATCCGCTTAAGTTAAAAGATTTACAAGTTACAAGTTTAAATCCTGAGAAAGCATTTGAGCATTATGTTTGGGCAAGCAATCCTGAACAAAGAGTTGAAAAGCTACCATGTGTTGGACTTGAAGGTGATTGTTATAATAGACCTATGGCAATGGATGGTGAACTTATAGATTATTCTGGTGCACAAATGTCTATTGATGTTGCAGGTTCAGGAGCAGATGAAACTGGTATTTGTATATCTAAGTTTCTAAATGGAAACATATTCATATTCTATTGCTCAGGTTTAGCAGGTGGATATGATGAAAGAACACTTGGTAAGATTACTGAGCTTGCCAAAAAACACAAAGTAAAATCTATACTCATAGAAAAAAACTTTGGAATGGGAATGTTTGCACAATTGCTCAGACCATATCTACGTAAAGAATATCCAGTGAGTATTGAAGAAGTTCATCATACAAAACAAAAAGAACGTAGAATTATAGAAATTATTGAGCCATTGATGAACCAGCACAGGCTTATATTTGATGAAGGTGTTATTGAACGTGATTATCAAAGCACACAACATATGAGCCCTGAGAGTGCTCTTAGATATCAATTGATGTATCAAATGAGTAGAATTACGAAAGATAGAGGGTCACTTAAATATGATGATAGATTAGACGCTCTCTCTATGAGTTGTAACTATTGGTTAGAACAAATAGCACGTGATAGTGAATTAGCAGTCAGTGATAGAAAAAATGAACTGTTAGAGACTGAATTAGAGAACTTTATGGATGGTGCTTTAGGTAATAAGAAACCTAGAATAAGTACATGGCTCAACTAAAGGTGGCGTGTAATTAGCAATTAGCCGACACCATAAGGTGACACCCTTTGCCTTACCTATAGAGACTAAACAAGTGTTATATGTGAGACACACACCACAACTAATACCAAATGTTTAGGTGCAAAAATCTAAGGACCTATACGTAACAACACCAAGCCAAAAATCCCCATACGATTTTGCTACTGGCTGTGGTAAAAATATATGCTGGCAGGTACGTATCGCAACAAACTTCGCAACATTTGTAAAAATATTATTGGTATTCTGTCATTCACGCTAGATACCAGTTCTATTTGATTTATTTTTGGTTTGAAATCATCAAAAATTTTTTTTCCAGCGTCTGTGCCTTACCGCATGTATCTGTTTTTAATCGCAACAAAATCTACCGAAAGAATTTGTATGTAGTGCACACGTGCATTATCTACAATATGTCGACTATGAATAGTTCATAGAAGATATCGCAATATGTAGTCAGCTAGTGGCTATCTGTGAACCTAATGGGGGAACTACGATAGCCACTAACGACAAGGAGATAACTATGACTACCAAGCGTGTTACAATAATCCAATGGCTATATGACAGTATATTAGTGAAGGAAGATAAACTCTTCGCTGAACCTGAAGTAGTAAAGCCTGAAGATTATAAACTATCGCATAGCATGTGGACCAGCAATGGTAAGCCAAAGCATGCAGTAATAACTGAAGATAAAAGAATATTATTTCACTATGCCATTTAAAAAGCGTAAGCTTATTAAAGACCAAGATGTATCCGAAATGGATGACAATGAGTTTCTAGAAATGCTTAGAAAATTTAATGAACGTGCTGACAAGGAACTTAAAGAATATCACTGTATGGTTTGTATGGGTTATGCCATTCAATCTCAGGAGCACAATCATTGGGTAGATTGTATGGAGTGTGGTTGTACATATCCAATACAATAGTTGCACATGTGCATTTACATTGACAAAACGTAATTTTTGTGCTATCATACGAACTGTAATTAATTTTAAAAAAAAATTACACACTCAGGGTCTAAAAAATAATGCAGTGGAAAAGTGCGAAGACCTAGATAACCTGAGAAATCATAAAATAATTTGGAGGAGGTGAGATACCTATGGGAATGTCTAAAAAAATATGGATGGCTCAATCTGAGCTGGACCATGTAAATGAACTTATCAATATGGACGCTGATGATTATTGGGAAGCCTACATTGATGAGAAAGATATGGATACACTACAAAAAAAGAAAGCTGTTCTGGAGCAGGAGCTCAAGGAACTTGGCGTTGGAGTGAATACATAACTTTTAATTAACCGACACCTATAATAGCAGATTAGCTGTTAGTAGATGTTGGATAAGGTGAATATAATCTTGTGATTGTAATTGCTTTATTTAAAAAAATATATACGTTCTTATTTTGTTCTTATTGCGATAAATTAGAAACAAGATATAGAGCACTGAACTACGAACTACTACATGTAGTAGGTAATTAGACCGAAAACAGATAGTAGATGACAAAGGGCTACAGAAAAGGGGGAAATAGTAGACCTTCGAAAGTTTAGATTAATTGGAGTGATATCTAAAGCTTTTGAGAAATGTAAGGTAGTTGTAGAGGTCCATAGCGTACCCAAACTAGGCAACATACCTGAAAGAACCAGTCTCCGACATGAGCTGACGAAAGTCAGACGGGCAAAAAAGCACTGGGTCGTGAACTTCTCGAAACCATTTGATGTTTTACTAAAACATAATGACGAGAGATAACTACTGGAACTCACAAGGAGGACGACAGTAGCCTTTAGTCGAAGTTAAGGAAACGTGAAAAATGAAAAACGAAAAGATACGAGTGCTGAGTAAGGGAGATGGAGTTTCTAAAGTTTCTGTAGAGATACAGAATAGCTTTGATAAAGGGCTAGTGGTCAACAAACTATACCAGTAGTTAGTGCCGACACACAGCCCTTATCAGGGCACAGAAACACCATTTTAACTTATTTAGCTTATATTTAACCTGCATACGTGCATTATGCACTTGTGCATTAACATAATATGAGGTAATAAATGATAAATTTATACTTATGGAAGATTGGCTTTCTTTCTAGAAACCACCTACCATACGCATTTTGTATAGATATTTGGAAGGAAGCAAATGGGTTGCTTAAAGGAATTGTCGATTGGAGATTACTCAGGTTTGAGTTTTTTATCTATTCAAGAAAACATTCTGACTTCAAAAAACTGTAATGAGAAAGAGAGAAAGTTCATGGAATTGTCCACTACTGGTCTCAGTCAAGCTGAGAAGATTATTACAGAACTTCTTAAATACGAGCAGGACAAATTTTCTGAAAAGAAAAAGAAGTCCTTCACGTTATTGCAGGTGCTTATCTTGATTAGATTAGCCAAGTTATCAAAGAAGGGTATCAAGTATGAAAAACTACTGGACCTACAATCTGACTTTGGTTTGGATAATTTAGATATACCTGATTTTAAAATGAGCAGGAACGCCAACAATCTATCTGGTGGTCGTATTGATGATGGTACGGAGCGAGTAATAGATGGTTGGGGTTTGTGCGATATGAAAGTTTCACCTGAAAACAAAAGGTGGATGACCATTGCTCTTAATAAGAAGGGCTATGCGTTAATGAAAAAATTGTCAGAAGGAGGTAAATAAATGGCAAAGACTGAATTAAGCTTACCAAAAGGAATAACAATTCGTGGTAAGTCAATTCAAGCTAAAGCGTCTGTTACTATAAATGGTAAAGAACAAAGACCAACAAAAGCTTTTAAGTTTGTTGATGTTAAAAAAGTTCAAACTGATTTATCAATTGCAGAAGCAATAGCTGAAGCTGTTAAGTGGAAAGCAGAAACTGTTGAAGCTTTAACACTTGGCAAAGAAATAAAAGTTGACCAACGTAAAGAGTACACACTCTTAGAAGGTTCTGACTATACTTATAATCAAGTATGGAAGGGTAATAAAAATCCTGAAGTTGGTTATCGCAATGCCCAAATACTTATGAAGTTTTTTGGCAAGCATATTAAGTTAAAAGATATTGATGGTGAAGCTATCTTAAGGTTCAAATCTCATAGAGCAGAAAAGGACCAAGTAGCAGACAGCACAATCAATCGTCAATTAACTGCATTAACTACTATTTGCAAAACATGTTTTGCAGATGGGTACTACTCTACTGATGGTAAAGTTCCACCTAAAGCACACTTATCAAAAGAGTTTGAAACACGTGTTCGTTATTGGACGCATGAAGAAGAAATTCGTTTTGAAGCTGAGTGTGTGAAAAGAGGTGAAACTTTTATCATCATTGGTAACGCTGTTATTTGTAGTTTACGAGGTGGCTTTAGACAATGGGAGTTGTTATCGCTTGAAGCAAGAGATTGCTATGACGATAATAGTAACCCTGATAGACCAGTTATGTTTATCACTCTTGCACCAGAAGAAACTAAGAATGGTAAGAGCAGAACAATAAGTCTTCAAGGTAAAGCTAGACAGATTATACTTAAGAGACTTGTTGGTTTAGCACCTACTGATAGATTATTTCCTATAAGCAAAAATGCTTTCAATCATAGGTTCAATACTATCAAAGGTAAAATAGGTTTAGGTTATGACGAGCAGTTTACTTTTCATGCTTGCAGACATACTAACTTAACTCGCTTGAGTGAGATGGGTATGCCACCAAAAGCAATCATGGAATGGGCTGGTCATCAGGACCTAAAAACTACTATGAGATACATTCATCCTAGTAAACATCATGTCTCAAATGCGAGTACATTGATGTCTCAATATGATGAGGTTTCTGTAGAAAATAAAACAAATCAGTTATCGCTGGTACGTGGCTGATTTTAAGTAATATGAAAAAGTGTTTTGCATATCCAAGTTATTATTGTAGGAGCGATTTATCGTTTCAAGTCGGCACACTACTTGGTTATGATTGCACTGTTTCTAGTGAAGGTCTTAAACCTTATGTGTACCGAAACTGTTGCGAAGTTGTTGCGAAAACGCTACGAGCTCGAGTGGTGGAATTGGTAGACACGCATGATTTAGGTTCATGTGCCGTAAGGTGTGAAGGTTCAAGTCCTTTCTCGAGTACCAAGTTTCTCAAGGTGAGCTTGATAAACTTAGTGTGTAAGTGTGTTGACGTAATGAAGGTGTGGGGGAACATGTATAGTTTGAATTTTTTCACTTTAGACTTAGGACCTAGCTTTAGGTTCTACCATAGTTCTCCTGCACTAGTGCAATTTTCCCAGAAAATAGCCATAATTTACAACACATTTACAACAAAAACTTAACTTTTAGGTGTCATGCACACATGCACTAGAAGTCGTGCATTTCGCAACATTAAGGTGTTTTTGTTGCGATTTCGTCACTGCATTTGTGCAAGTATATTGAATTAGCCGACACCTAATAACATTAGGAGAATGTTGTTATGGAGAACGCTTTATTAAAGAAGCTTCAAGAAGTAGGAGTGGGTGGTCTCGCTCCACGTAAAAGACCACAAACGAATGACAAAAAGTATGCCGAGCAGATTGCCCTCGAGGAGGAGATGGTCAGGGAAGGTGTACTCAGATATAATAAAAATAATAAGAAATCCACAGAAGGAGGGCGTGAGAGCAATACAGCCTATGGCTTACACCTGCTCAAATCACATATTCAACCAGTCTCAGACGCCATAAAAAAGGGTGTAGAAGACGCTTTTGGGGGTAAGGTAGGTAAGAAGCACTCAGCCATACCTTTGCTTATTCAGATAGTAGATAGAGAGGGTAACTTTAATGCTGATATTGTAGCCTACATTGGGCTCAGGTCCTTGCTGGATAGTATTACTATGAAGTGGACCTTACAGAAAGCCAGTCTGAGAATTGGTGCGTGTTTGCAGGATGAGGTCAATTTCAGCAAGTTCAAAGATGAGTATGTCCATACCTATGACAAGGTAAGACGTGACCTGAAAGAAAGAACTCAGGATTACTTTCATAAAAAATATAGTCTTGAAAGAGCCATGAAGAATAAGGGTATGACCCTTGAAGATTGGGATGATAAAAAAGCTCAGTTAGGTCTTTGGGTTATACAGAAGATTATAGAAGCAACTGGAATTATAGAAGTCAAACTTCTCAAAGAGGGAAGAAAGAAAGCTATGAAGTATGTTGTAGCAAATGAAAAGACTTTGGCATGGATATCTAAAAAGAATGAACGTCAGCAATTGTTGACGCCATTATTCTATCCAACTGTAATCAAACCACAAAGATGGGTTCATCCATTTAAGGGTGGGTATCATGGAAAGACACGTCAGCAGACACTGGTGAAAACCAGAAACAATGGATACCTAGAAGATATCTCAAACAAAGTGGATGAGATGAAAGAGGTATATGACGCTATCAATAATATTCAGAATACAGCTTGGCAAATTAACAAGCCAGTTCTCGAAGTTATGGAAGCCATGTGGGATAAAGGCGTTCATGTAAAAGATATGCCACAAAATCTTGAGCTACCTTTACCAGCAAAGCCAGTAAACTTTGATGATACCAAAGAAGGTAGAAAACAATTTAAGGAATGGCGTGATACACACCAAGAAGAGTGGAGGTCATGGAAGCATAGAGCGTCTAAGGTCCATCAACAAAGAACTAAAAACTTCTCTAAAAGATTACAAGTTGAGAAAGTAATATTCTTAGCAAAGAAGTTTAAGGATGAACAGTCTATCTACTTCCCACACCAAATGGATTTTAGAGGTAGGATATATCCACTCGCAATGTTTTTACATCCACAAGGTGCACCATACAGTAGGGCACTTTTAAAATTTAAAAACAAATACAGAATGGGAGATGATGAAAGTTCAGGTGGTTGGCTTGCAGTACATGGAGCTAACATGTTTGGAAAAGATAAACTCACATTTGATGAGCGTATTAGTTTTGTACAAGATAACTCAGATAAAATAATTAAGTGTGCTGACAATCCATATGAGAATACTTGGTGGATGGAGGGTGACAGCCCTTATGGTTTCTTAGCTTTTTGTTTTGAATGGAAGGGTTTTATGGAAGAGGGTGATAATTTTAAAACATCTCTACCAGTAAACCTTGATGGTACATGTAATGGATTGCAGATTATATCACTGCTTCTACGAGACAAAGTAGGTGGTGAAGCTGTTAATTTATTACCAGTAGAAAAACCACAAGACATTTATCGTAATGTAAGTGACATGGTATCTGAAGCTTTAGAGAATGAACAAGATGAAAATGTTTATCTTAATTATAAATCTAAAAAACAATTAGCCAAAGACTGGTTAGCACTTGGAGTAAATCGTAAAGTTGCAAAGAGACCAGTAATGATAATACCATACTCAGGAACTTTGTATGCTTGCAGACAATACATTGAGGACCATGTTAATGAACTCAAAGAAGAAGGTATCTTTCATAATTGGAAAGAACAAAACCAAGATGGTGACGATATAGAAAGATTGTTACCACCAACTCAATATCTCGCAAATATAATGTGGGAAAAAATAAATGAGAATGTACCCAAAGCTAGAGAGTTAATGAATTGGTTACGTGTGATTGCAAAAGTTATCTCCAGACAAAACTTACCTATACGTTGGACCACACCACTTGGGTTTCCAGTAGTGCAATGTTATCGAACTGTAAAGTCTAGACGTATAGAAACTAAGATGGGTGATAGTATTGTTAAATTATCATTTATACGTGAGACTGATAACATAGATAGACAAAGACAATCAGCAGGTATCAGCCCAAACCTTATTCATAGTCTTGATAGTGCATGTTGTTTAGCAACAATCAATGAGATGAAGAAGATGGGTATAGATGAATTTAGCATGATACATGATAGCTATGGAACGTCAGCAGTCTTTGTCAGTAAAATGTCAGAAGCACTTCGTAATGTTTTTCATAAAATGTTTTCAGTAGATATACTGCAACAATTCTATGATGAAGCTTGTGAGATTATAGAAACAATAGAAGACCCAGTAGAAAGACAAAGAGCATATGATGAAATACCTCCTATGCCACCTATGGGTGAGCTCAAACTGGATGACCTTTTAGAAAGTAAATATTTCTTTAGCTAAAAAAAATTGTACCAATTCATGCACTAGTGCAATTAGCCGACACCTTATGATTAACCATTAACAAATGAGGTAAACAATGGATAAGAAGAATATTGTTACACCTAAAGGCGTGTTAGTTTTCCCACACTTAAAATCACCAGACACAAAGTTTGATGAGAATGGTGTGTGGAAGACTGGCTTGCGTCTAGCAGGTGCAGAAGCACAGAAGTTAATCGCAATCATTGATAAAGAGATTGATGAAAGCGTAGCAGAAGCTTCTGAGAAAAAATCAAATGTAAAGCGTGGAGCACCACCTTACAAAAAAGATGATGAAACTGAAGATTACATTTTTAATTTTAAATTAAAAGCTTCAGGCGTCAGACCGAATGGTGAGAAGTGGAAACAAAAACCAGTTCTCTATGACGCAAAAGGAAATCTATTGAACAGTGACGTTCATGTATGGGGAGGAACAACTGGTAAAGTTGCTTTCCAACCAATTAGATTTCATACTGCTATGATTGGTGCTTCAGTAAGCTTACGATTAAAAGCAGTTCAAATCATAAACCTTGTGGAGGGTAGTAATCAGACATCAGCGTCATCGTATGGTTTCGGTGAAGAAGAAGGTTACGTAACGACCCCTGCTGTAACTGAGGAAGTTGAAACTTCGGATGTCAAAGTCGAAGACTTCTAAGTTTAGAAGTGGTTTGGAAGAGCGTATAGCAAAACAGCTTGAAGACTTGGGAGTGGAGTATGACTATGAAACAGAAGTTATACGATACAAAAAACCTGAAAGACTGTCACGCTATACGCCTGACTTCATACTACCAAATAAAATTTATATAGAAGGAAAAGGACAATTTTTAACAAGCGACAGACGAAAGCACCGATTGATTAGAGAACAGTTTGGAGACAAGTACGATATAAGATTTGTCTTCAGTAATCCGAACCAACGTATCGGAAAGAAAAGTAAAACCAGATACCGAGACTGGTGTGAGCGTTATGGATTTAAGTGGGCTCACTTAGAAATACCAAAAGAATGGATAGAAGAAAATGCCAAGAAGTAAAACAGAATACATAGTCATTCATTGCACAGCAACGAGACCATCTCAAGATGTGGATGTAAGAACAATTGATAGGTGGCAT